AATAAAAATGCCAGTTAAAATAAATTTAACAAAATATGCTTTCAAACAAAGAGATTCATATGAAAATTATTCACCAGGAAAATACAAAATATATGGTAGCAATGACGGTATAAATTGGACAGAATTAGTTAATAAAACTACTAATATTATATATTTAGGATATTTCTATAATGAAAGCGTAATAACAGATAACGTTTATAATCAGTTTGGCCTTGTTGTTAATAAATTAGTGGGTAATGTTACTAATTTGATTTTTGATGAATGGTATATTTACGGTAAAGAATATGATAATACTAATAATCAAGTTGATAATTTCCCAATTTATAATGACCAAGTTATTCAACAATATACTTATCTTAATAATGATGATAATACTTTATTATTATGGCTAAAACTTAACGGCGACATGATGGATAGTAGTAAATATAATCATACTTTATATAATATTCTTGGTGATGTATCATATTATAATACAAATATTATAGGTAGTAAATTTTTAAAAATTACACAAGATGCAAAATATGTCTTTGATGAACATCACACGATCATACCTGATGGTACTAAACTATTATCTTTTTGTTATTGGATTAGAAACGATGATGGTTCTGGGCGTATTTTAAGGTATCAACCGTCAACTGGCGATTTAATTATATTAGGAAGCTATTCAGATGGATATATATATCAATTTAAAGTCATGGGTATTGAAATTCAATATAGTAATTCATCTAAACGATTTGATACATATATGTCTGATGACTGGCATCATCTAACATTTACTGTTGATTTGCCCAATAAAACAATGAAAGCATATTTAAATGGTTTAGATATAACAGATGATTTTATGTTCAGCGATAATGGTGACGATTTATCCTCTGGATTTATAAATAATAATATATATGAAAGTCAAAAATTTGTACTTTTTAATTCAACAGCTCAAAGTAGTGTTGAAGCTTTTCAAGGTGATATATACGATTTGCGCATTTATAATAAAATTTTAACTATCGCTGATATAACAGCTCTTGCAAATAATTATGTTATTGTACCTGGTTCTAATCCTATAACATATAATCCCCAAAATAATAATAAAACCACAGAATACCCTTATCTTGAATGTGATATCGATAATTTAGTAGCTCATTATAAATTTGATGGTGATTTTGATGATAGTAGTGGTAATAAATATCATATGAATATATTATATTCATATAACGGTAAAATATCAACTACATCTGCGCGTAAAATATTTGGTCAAGAATCATTAAATAGTCATAATGAACTTAATTACAGAATAGAACTACCTAATGAAATTGATTTGAGATATACTGATTTTACTATTAGTTTATGGTTCTATTCTCACGAAAGGTATAGTGCTGATTATCAAGATATTATCAAATTTAAAAATGGGTCCACTAATATGTTTTATTTATATATTAGAGACAATGGCCATAGATTACGCACCGTATGGAATGGTCCTAGTGGGGAATCTAGCACAAATCAAATTGGAAGTGTCCAGGGAAGTAGTTCTACCCAAGGCTATGCATTTCAAATAAAACAATGGAACCATTATGCATTCGTATTAACCAATACTGAAATTAGAGAATATATTAATGGTACTCTAATCGAAAGAAGAGTTCAAAATGTTAAACATTATACTAATACTTTTACTACCATGTATATCGGCAAAGATGGCGAAACAGCATTCTCCGGTAATTTAGATGATTTCAGAATATATAATAAAGCTTTAACTGATAGAGAAATATATGTACTCTCTCATGGTAAAATTAAAAATGATTATAAAATATTAACATTCAAACATTCCTATATCAATTATATGCAATCAAAAGCAGAATATATATCCGGCGTAAATGGATGGATTATGGTGAAATATAAACCTGTTTCTTTAAGGTGGTGGTCTGGTAATGACAATTTACAAGGTAATTATCGCATGAATGAAGGTACGCGTTTAGAAACAGAAGAATGGGCAACGGCATGGGACGATAGTGTTCACGATGAATTATTATTTGTTAAAGGTGATTTTGTATCTTGGTTACGTGTTAGTTCATCAACTTTGGATTTAACAGGTTGGAAGGACTCATCTGCTTTGGATGGTAATAAATTAACAAATGGTAAATTTAAATATTATAGAGATTCTGATAATAGTTATACGGAAACATATGCTACATCCCCATATATATGGGACCATCAAGTTTCTGATTATAACAATTCACAAGGTCATATGATATATCAAGAACATTCCGAATATGGATATAGTGGTGTTCCTGGAAATACATGGCCGGGTAATAATGATTATAAGAAATACCCACCAGAAGAATACAATTATTATATTTTTGTCAGAAAATCTAGTGATACTTATACAAATACTCCTAATATTACTGAATATACATTGAAATTTAATGAACCTACAATTTGTGATATATTATTAGTTGGTGGTGGTGGTGGTGGGGGTAAATATGGTGCAGGTGGCGGCGGAGGCGATGTTCAATATTTTTCTGATGTTACCTTTCATAATAAAGAATATACTATAAAAGTTGGCAATGGTGGTCGCGGAAGCAATTTATATGGTAATTTAATTCAAAATGCTACAAATGGATATAATTCTGAAATATACATTAAAGACAATAATACTCCATTATATATTGCTGCTGGTGGAGGAGGTGGAACATCTTGGGATGGCGGAGATACAAATAATATCGACCCTATGATCACATATACAGCTGTCTATAATGATTCTACTGGTGGTGGTGGTGGAGGTTCCACAGCCCATATTTATGATGCCGGTGGTAATGCCATTATATCCTTACACTCTGGTAATGGTGGTGCCGGTGGTAAATTTGGCGATAATGTTGGAGAGGGCGATATATGTGTTGCTTCCGGTGGTGGAGGTGGAGGTGGTAAAGATGGTTTAAATGGCAAAAATGCTTTCATGGATGGTACTTCTAATCGTTATAGTAAATCTGGTAAAGGAGGCAATGGTACATCCACATTTATTAGCGGAAATAAAGTATTTTATGGCGGAGGTGGTGGTGGTGGAGGCAAAGGTGGTTCTGATACATTGGAAGACATCCGCAGAGAAATTATACAAGATGGCAGAGGCGGATTAGGTGGTGGTGGTAATGGGAGCGATAACTTATATAATAATTATGGAGTAAATCATACCGGAGGTGGAGGAGGCGGAGGGTCTTCGAATAACGGTGGTGCTGGTGGTTCCGGTATTGTCATAATTAAGTATAAATCTACATATGACTATCTTACTTATGATATCAAAGAATGGACTTATAATATTAATGATATTTGTACTTATCATTTAGGTAATGTTGGGATAGGAACTTCGCGCCCTGATAATGCTCTTGATGTTAGAGGAACAATTACAGGATATTCTAAAAATTTCAAAATTAAGCATCCACTAGGTAAAAATATGTTTTTATATCATGGTAGCGTTGAAGGACCGCGATATGATAATATATATAGAGGAAAAAAAATATTAACAGGTGGATATGCAGAAGTATTAATAGATAATGATTGTAATGATAATGGAGGCATGACAATAGGGACATTTAATTCATTGAACAATAATTGTCAACTATTTTTACAAAATAATCAAACTTATGATTGCGTTCGCGGCAGTATAAAAGATGGTATAATTACAATTACAAGCGAAAATATAGTTGATGATATTGAAATTGATTGGTTAGTTGTTGCTGAAAGATATGATAAAGATATTGTTAATTCTAAATTGACAAATGATAGAGGCAATTTGATATGTGAACATAATATTGGTGGAAATAATAGTACACAAATTTATGTTAAAAATGAAAAAGTTTCTGGATTATATTGGGAATTTGTAGGAATATCTAGACCCATTAGAGGAGTTCCATTAATTAATGTTGAATTATCTATTGCACTTCAAACTAAACAGATTTTCACAGAAGATGAATGGATACAATTTAATGTTAATAATTTGAGACAGGATAATTATGTTAACTCTAACAATAAGTATTATAAACCAACTGCTGTAAATAACAATATTATATAAGTCTATACTTCATTTTTCTTGTGTATAAATATATATATTAATTTATATAGAGAACTTGATGCCTGTTACAATTAATACAAGTAATATTTTTATTGACAACGGTACAAGTAATTATATTGTTGATATGGTTAGAGTTAAAACCAAAAACAAAATTATTAAAAATAATACTCCTGATATATTACCCGCATTAAATAGCAAATATTCATACAATGATAGTTCTTATAATTATCTCAATTTTGTATATAATGATACTATATATCCTTTCATTGATGCCGATAATTCTGATTTAATTGTTTGGTGGAAATTTGACAATAATTCATTATTTTATAATTCAGCTCCTAATCCTATAAATTTAGTAGTAACATCTAGAACTAATACAAGCAATGATGGTATATTTACTATCAAAGATAAATATGTTGGTTCCGGTTCTTTATATAAAAGCGATCATAACGATATAAGAGGTTATAATATAACTCCCGATAATTGGTTGACTAGTCTGTTAGATTTAGAGGTTACTTTTACTTTTTGGGTTAAACAAACATATAGTACGTCCACTGGTATTACACAACATATATTTAGACAAGATGATTCATTTATTATTAGACAATCTGGTACAAAATTGCAAGTATATATTGCTCCTGATAATTGGGCTTATTATGATTATGCTTCTGGATTTCATATGCCATACTATACATGGACTCATTTGGCTGTTGTTATTAATCTCAAAGCAGGCACAGATAAACAAGATGTAGTTAATGTTTATAAAAATGGTATATTATTACCTACTATATTAAATACTACTAGTAGTACTTATAATGGCCTTATTGGAGTAGGCTTTAATAATGATACAAGTACATTTAGATTTTTATCAGGTCACGAATCCAATAATAATCAAGGTTATAGAGGATATTTAGATGATTTTAGAATTTATAAAAAAGCATTAACAGGAGCGGATATATATAATTTATATAATCAGTATCACTCCACACAATACAATGTTAATTTTGTAGAAGAAACAACATGTGATATATTAGTTGTTGGCGCAGGAGGCGGGGGTAGTAGAAAAATGGGTGGCGGCGGTGGCGCAGGAGCATTGATTTTTGATACGTATACATTCAGAGCAAATCAAGATTATAAATTTAAAATCGGAAAGGGCGGGATGGGCGTTGAAGTTTCTGGAAATATTGGTGGTTCTATATCAACTGCTATGAAAATTGGCGAAATTGGTGGTAGTACCGAAATTATCGTAAATGAATCTCCTATTTATAAAGCTATTGGTGGTGGTGGTGGTCAAGGCGGTGGTGTATCTGGTGGTCAACATGCAGGAGAAGGAGGTTCAGGTGGCGGTGCTGGTGGTAAGGATTATTTATATGGTGGTTTAATATCGCGTGATAATATAGTAAATGGTGGTACTGTCGCTGTTAATTCGCATTTTATATCATCATCCAGAAATCCCTCATATATGAGTGATAAAATATTTGGTAATGAAGGTGGTCGCGGCAATGGCAATAATCCTTATGGTGGAGGTGGTGGTGGAGGTGCTGGTGCGCGAGGTGCTGATAGTAACTCTTCTAATCCCAATAAAAATAATGTTAATAAGGGTGGTGATGGTTTATCTGGCATTAGAAATATAGATTTTGCAAAGCATTTTTCTATCAAAAATAAAGAAATAGGACATCATTATAACAGTAAAACATTTTTCGCTGGCGGCGGTGGTGGCGGTAATTGGGATGGGTATACATATTATAATGATGGTGGTCTAGGTGGTGGTGGTAGAAGTGGTATGTACTATACGTTAAGATTAAGTAATATCGATGGAAAACCTAATACTGGTGGTGGAGGTGGTGGTGATGGTTATGATCAATTTCAAGGCGGCAACGGTGGTAGTGGTGTAATACTATTACGATATAAATTAGATTATGTTGGTGATGATGATTATAGTGCACAGTGGATGCATAATAAAACTAATACTAGTTTACATACATATAGTAGTGTCGGTATTGGTACATCAGGTACAGAGAAATATTCTTTAATGGTTAATGGTGATATTAATTTTACTGGTGAACTTTATAGAGATGGTGGTATTATTGAAACTCCTAAACATATCGTCGAAACTCCTTCTGTTGAAGATTTTACATATACTATTTTAAGTGGTGAAAGACTATACCCCTCTCAATATGCAAGGCAAAATTATTTTAATAAAATTGATGGTTTATCACCAGATATATATTCTATATTTGATAATAATAATCATTATGGTAACGGTGTTTATACTATTAATTATTCATCCAGATATTCGGGGAATAATCATTCTCCACATTATATATTTCATAAACCTTATCCGATTGATAGTAGTTATTCTGATGATTCAACATGGGTAGCTGGACAATATAGTTCGGGTAATTATACTGGATATAACAGTATTGCAGGCATAAAAGGTGATTGGATAACAATACAAATGCCATGTAAAATATTATTGACAAAATACATTTTTATAGCAATTAACTATACGAATACACGTATTGATAGATTACCACGGAAATATTCTATATTCGGATGTAATAATGGTGATAATAATTGGGAAAAAATATATCAAGAAAATCTTCCTGACGATGATTCTTTATTTTCACATACATATATTAATCAAAATGATAGTTATTTGAGAATACTATATGATAACGATAGATTAACTGGGAATAAATTATTTGATACTTTTTGTTTAGTAGTGGAAAAAATAGGTAATACGTCTGTTCTGGCAATGGCAGAATGGAATTTATATGGAAAAGAAGAAATAGTGTTAAATCAAAAACCTTTTCATGAATATATCAGACAATATCCTTTAATTAATAGTACATTATCTTCGGTATTAAATAGTGATTATTCTCGTGCTATTTGGAACGATAATGGATATGTTATAAAAACCAAAGCATCAAATATATTAAATAATAATCATGGAATTTATGAATTATTCAATGGTATTAATAATACTTATAATGATTGTTATCATAGTAGCGAAAGATTTGACAGTTCTACTCCATATAATTATACCAGTAGTACCACTTTTAAAGGAACTAGTGGAGATTACATAACATTAGATGTGGGAAGAAGTATTAATCCGGTTTATATGAGTATTATGCCTAGATCAAATACAGATTATAGTGATAATGGTGCATATTTAAATGGGTGTCCTGGTAAATTCAAAATATATGCTAGTAACGACGCGGATTGTTATGATGATCCCAATCATTCATCGTGGATAGAAATATATCACCAGGCTGAACATTTATTTTCTAATTCATATTCTTATAATACATTCACCGATTTTAAATTAATCAATGTTACAAATATATATAGATATTATACATTAGTTACTACACACTTATCTGGTAATTATAAAAGTCTTACATTAAGCGATTGGCGTATATTTGGAGGTGAACGCTTAAACACAGATAGTAAATATTTAACATTTCATTATGATGATTCAGGAGATTTTGCTGATAATGTTACTTCTAATAATTATTCTACAATAAATGATATAATTGATGGACTGATAGCACATTATAAATTTGATGGTAATTATAATGATAGTAGTGGTACACATAATTTAACGAATGTTAATACTTCTTTTACATCTACTAACGCCATTGATGGAAGTGCTGTTGAATTCAATATGGATAATAATAATTATTTAGAATTTCCTGATACTATTAATCCATATACAATATGGCTCAATAATGGTATTACATTTAGTTTTTGGTTTAAGTTAGAAACTAATGAAAACTCTTCGTTTGATGATTATGTAGCGTTAATTGATTTTAGCGATGGTTCAGGTATAGATGATAATAGATTATTTATCGCTTTATATAAACCCGATGAAACTAATTTAAATCTAAGAAATTTATATTTCAGAATTAATGATACAAATATAACTGTTAATGTAGATAAAAATACTATTGATTTGTCGCAATATACTTTGATATCGTGGGCAATTGATTTATTAGGTAATTGGCATATATATATTAATGGTGAACTAAAATCTAGTTCTATTACCAAAATAATACCTAATATGACATTTACATATAAATATATAAATAATAATTCTAATAATGACCATTTTAATGGTTATCTAGACGACTTCCGGATATATGAGCGTTCTCTCACTAAGTCTGAAATTAACTTAATATATTTAAAACATATCAATAGAAATTTAATTGCACATTTTGATTTTAATACTGATTCATTATCTGACAGTAATGAAAGTGAATATCCGCCAGCTGGAAAAAGAGATTTTGTACCTACTAATAATACAGATTTAGAATATAGCAAGTATATAGCAAATAATTATGGTGAAGGATATTATACAATAACCGTATCCTCGATTAATATTGATAATCCTGCACATAATCCTATTAAAATATTTAATGATGCCGATAGTGCTAGGGGTTTATGGAAAAGTACACAATATTTTAATACGACTGGTGTTTATTTTGATAGTAATTTTAATAATAATAATGGTAAAATAAATTCGCTAAATTATAAAGGTGATTGGATACAAATTGAATTACCTGTAAAAATTAAATTAACGAAATATAAATTGAAACAAAAAGCAAATGCGGTTGATAGTTTAAATTCACCAGGTAATTATAAAATTTTTGGCAGTAATAATGAAAGGGATTGGACTGAATTAGTTGATAAATCTATAACTACCTCTAATTATTCTAATTGGATTTACGAAGACACCAGTATAACTAGTACAAATTATTATAAATATTTCATATTGATTGTCAATAAACTTGTTGGTTCTGGTGAAAATGCTAATAATTTAATTTTAGATGAATGGTATATATATGGTATTGAAAAATGTAAAAGTTATCTAAATACAGTTGATAATAACTATTTAATTGCTAAAAATAATTCTACAATTATCCAAGTTGATGGTATCATAAATAAGGCTATTAAATTTAATAATGATTATGATATATTATCATCTATTAACAATTTTCCTGAAATAACAAGTTCATCTACATATTCATATTCTATATGGGTTAAAAGAAATATAATAGATTTTACTGATTTCATATTTTCACAAGGTGTTTCAAGTAACGCAAATGAAATTGGATTATTGATAGATTCTAATAATAAGATTAACTTTTACGTATTTGGCAATGAAATTTTAACAACTGAATCTTATATTGATACATCTAGATATATTCATATTGTCACAATTATTAATAATAATAATATTTCTTTATACATCAATGGTGAATTCTATTCGACTATTTCAGTATCTGCAAATATATCAGAAGGTATCTTATATATTGGTAGTAGGGGCTCAGATAGAACGAGATTATCTATTGATGAGTTCCGTATATATGATAGACCTTTAAACTCATGTGATGTTTATGGATTATACAAAGACCTCACACAGAAATATGGGCAATCTCAATATGAATTGACTTTTAATGAAGATACTGAATGTGATATTTTACTTGTTGGTGGTGGTGGTAGTGGTGCTAGTATTGGTGGTGGTGGAGGTTCTGGTGATGTTGTATATTATAGTAATGTCAATTTTACATCTGGAAGTTATATTATAAAAGTTGGTGGAGGTGGCATGGGTAATAATAGAGGAGATTTGACACAGGGAGGCGGTTACAATGGTAATAATTCAATTATTGAAGGAAATGGTTTGAAAATTATATCAGCGGGAGGAGGAGGTGGTGGGGGGATTGTTAACTCACCTGCATTAGACGGCACATTGGTATCTTATATAAATCCGATAAGTGGCAATATAGAATATTCTTCTGGGGCAGGTGGAGGTAATATTCAAGATTATATTAATGCATCTGGTAATAACTTTTCGGGTGATGGTGGTAGTAACGGGGGATCAAGCGAAGCTGGTGGTGGTGGCGGTGGTAAGGCTTCTGATGCACCAGAAAAAACCGCAAATAATGTAGGAGGGTTAGGTGGTTCTGGGACTATCAATAACATTACAGGTATTCAATATAAATATAGTCAAGGTGGTTCTGGTAGTGGAGGATATATGCAAGATGGGTTATTTTATGGAGTATATAGTGGATATTTTAGCGATAGTGTTAGTTGGTTTAGTTCAAGAACTCCATATGGTTCTGGATTTTCAACAAATGGTAGTAACGTTGGAACCTTTACAAATAATGTGAGAACTGCAAACTCTGCTAATTATTATTCAATTCAATGGATTGGCTATTTTAAGGCACAAGAAACGGGAACATACACATTCTATACAAACTCCGACGATGCATCTTATTTATGGATCGGAGAATATGCTGAAAATGGTTATACTACTAGCAATGCTACTGTTAGAAATGGTGGTACACATGGTATGACAACTCGTTCTGGGACTATTAGTTTAGTTGAAAATGTTTATTATCCTATTAGAATACAATTTGGTGAAAATTCTGGCGGTGATAACATTGTTGTTTATTTTAAAACCCCTAGTAATGTCAATATATATGATGGTGTGGGATATTATTATTATTTAAATGGATTCCCTCTAAATGGAAATAGTGGATCAGGAAACGGTGGAGATGGTGGTGTATTTGTTTATGACCCACAATTATACGGCAAGGGTGGTTCTGGATTAGTAATAATAAAATATAAATCTAAATATACAGATGCTTCTTATAGTTTAACACAATGGACATATAAACATGGTGATGATAACGTTTATCATATGGGAAATGTTGGTATAGGTACAAGTAATCCTACTACAATGTTAGATGTTACTGGTGATATCACAGGTAATACTAAAAACTTCAAAATTGAACATCCCTTATTAAATGATAAATGGTTATTACATGGAACAGTTGAAGCACCTAGATATGAAAATATATATCGTGGAAAAAAATTATTAAAAAATGGCAAATGTTCTGTTAATATTGATCGCGAATGCAATGAATCAGGTGGAATGATTAGTGGAACATTTGTCGCTTTAAATAAAAATATACAATTATATTTACAAAATAATCATACATATGATAAAGTTATTGGAGAGATTATTGATGGTATTATAAGAAT